AAAAAAAAAAAAAAAAAAAATATTTATAAAAATTTGTGTTCTTGTTTTGCATACTAAAAAAAATAACAAAAAATTATAAAAAGATGAGTAGCGCTGAGTGATGGCTATGAACCCACCCCCCCCACATGAGCAATGTTAAGCGATGGCAGTGAACTATTTCTTCCATCAATCATGATCGCTCATACCGTACCTGTTTGATCGCAGGACCTAGCTCAGGATAAAGCAGCGCTTTCAGATATTTCACTTTGTCTGATCGTAAGCCCGCCGGTAAGTGCAACATCTAAAACCTAAGAAAATGACACACCCATTGACTTTACCGATACCAGATGTTAACCGCGCTGAGGAAGCGCAAGACAACACCGTTGTCGCCCTCCCCGAATCTCAACCTCGTTTAGGAGAGATTCAAACCCCTGCCGAGTCCGTTACCACCGGCACCCCGATCGAGAACGTTACAGATCATACTGGTTTTACTGTAGTCCAATCTCGGAAACAGAAAAAACTAGCAGCTCGCGCATTACAGCGAGCGAACAGTTCTAAGGTTCCCCCTGTCGCCTATAAAGGAAGCAAGTTCGTCAAAATAGCTTCAACTGGCCCTAGATATCAAATGGAAGACCTTTTGAACAAGAGAGAGAGAATGGCTGTAGAAACACATCTCAAACTAGTTTCTTATCCTTTGTACGTTACTAGGAATAAAAGGAATGGTATGATGGATAGCGCCAGCGAGTACTTTAACTGGTTCGGGATCTATTTCATAAAAAAGGATCTTTATGAGCAATATATGTACTCACCCTCTCTTGCCTCTAATGCACACAGATGGAAACCATGGATCCGCATTATAGTTACGGATTCCGTGAGGTTGTGCAAGAGGCTGAACCGTCAGGCCTATTTACGGTTCCAGCACGAGAAAGCCCAACGCAAACTAAAGAAGTTAGATGTTAAAGCTGCAAAGCTTTCACCTCATTTCGACTTTGGTCTGGACACTTCCTATGATGCTGTCCATCAGGTTCTCTCTGAACACGCAAAAGCCCTCTACGATGACGAAGACTTTAATGAACTTCACAAGACTTCATTTCCTAATGTAGATAGGAGGAGGCTGTACGATCAACTTTGTCGTGTTCACATTTTTAATAGCGCAAGTATTCCAAGCAATAGGCGCCATAAAACCTTAAAGGAAAATACTGTAAAGTATATCCAAGGTAAGAAGGAAATTAAAGGCACTTGGAATGAATATGATCGACAATGGCACAATTTTACTAACTACGCTCGTAAAACTCGAATAGAACAGGGTATTATTGTGTCTCAAAATGAAACAGGCATTGCGCTCGCCGCAGAGGCTAAAGCCATTAGTTTAGGTCCGGATAGGACCCCTGGAATTACTAAAATGATCGATTTATCACACAATTTTAGAAAGAATTCCAAACACAGAAGTCCTGCTTATCGGAAGAGAGCAGCAGCACGTGCTGCCATTCAGATTAAACAGCAGCATATTGAATTACCCCCTTTAGCTATTGACCGCAAGGAGGAACTTATGCATGTTATAAACAATGCTGTATCAGAAAAGCTGGACTATCACACTTATGCCCACCTCCAAGAGCAATCTAATAGATTAGTTGGTCTTAGTGAACTTCCCAGCGAGGAAGTCATTAATAGACACATGTCAAGGAGGGATAGGAAGGCCTTTAACAGGCGCAGGGATGCTAAACTAGTGTCCCAGGGATGTGTCCCATCCACTGATACTGAATCTTCATCTAGTATCAGTTTTAGTAGAGAGGACTCTCCTTTTGGTATGTATATGCGAGCCTTAAAACGTACTAATCTTGTGCTCTATGAGGATGATGATCACTTTTATTCGTATACATATAACTTTGACACAGCTGGAAAGTTGATCAAAGTGTATGACTGGAGGAAGTTGATTTATGCTCAGAGCATGGAAGAACAAGATAATTATCTCGATCCTGAGACTTATGCTGCATGTATTAGACCTAAAGAGTTGGATCCAGTCTTATTTGCGCAACAGATGGTGCGCCGCAGAGAATTCCTTAATAAGAAATCACGCAGACGCAAGGGTAAAACCCTGAAATCACGCAAAAGACAAGCTGATCGCAGATTTAAGGAGGAAGTCAACCAGTTTATAGAAGATGTGGAACTATTACATAGGCATTCCCCACTTCCAGATCGTCAGTTGTCATATGCGCGCTTACACAGTACGCGTGACCCCTCTACTTTTAGAGTTTATTCGCACCAGGTAGCACCTGAGAGAAGTGAATTAACGGTTGATTTTACACGTGATGCAAGTTTAATTTACGATGTCCAGCCTTCTAATCCACTTCCTTTTTCTAACAGGCAGCTGTATAAGCCGGATCCTCCCTCCGTTACAGAGGAAATCGGAAATGCGCGCCGACAGGTAGAAGCCTTCAATTGGCTAGACCATGAGCCTCAGTTAGATGGACATGGCTTACTTGACAATACCATAGATTCTATTACAAATCTCGGTTCTGCATGCACATCTGCTCTTAATTTGCTTAATAAGTTGAAATATAAACCCAACACTAAAGGATATTCCGATATGCTCATGGCCCGCTGTGAAGACTTGGTCATGTTCGTTTCAGGCATTAGCTCATGCACTAGTCCAATTAATTTGGCAGCTTTATTTCATCTTTATATTAGATCCTTCTGCCCAGATTCATTAACTCTCAAGGCAAAGGAGATAGTGAGTGAGTGGTTTGAAGCTACATTTCCGTGTGGACTTAAGGAGCAAGCGGATGATGGTTCACATCCGGCATTCGAGAACTTTCTGTCTATGTTTAAGGCTGGAATAAAGAATTGGAAGGAAGTGCGCACATGCGCCCTAGCATCATCCATTAGCAATGCTGCCTCAATTTTTATGACTTTTGCATTTATGAATGACCCCACTGCTAAAGATTCCGAAGTCTTTGTTGATAAGTCTCGTTTTAGATTTCTGAACGGGAAAGTATGGAATATTCAGAAGAACTGTACAGATTTTTATGTCATGTGTGCAGAGACCCTGTATTTTTTCCTGGAAAGAGGCTTTGCAGTTTTTAGGACGGGGGATTGGAAAAATCTTCTGTACCTTAATGAAGAGGCCGCTGCTCTTGACAATGAATATGCTCTGCTCTTGAGCGGAATTCCTTTACTAGAATCTGGAAATATACATTTGATAGAAAAGGATGAGATCAAGGGTATTCAAGACGTTCATGATTACGAATATAGAGTGGACAAATTTATTGGAACAATTTCTCTTTTAAATAGAGCTGAGACAGTACCTCAGCAGAAGGCAATATATGCCAACCGCCTTGTGCAAATGCGGAAGGTCAAAACAGATCTTATTATACATTTGCAAGCTCAGGGCATGCGTGAGGCTGCTTACTCTGTTTTGATCTTCGGATGTTCCTCCATTGGAAAGTCCTCTATTTCCGATTATGTATCGAAGACTATCTTAGCCTTTAACAATTTCGCTTCTGAGAAACAAAATATTTGCTATTTGAGTGATGTTGATAAGTTTGAGTCTGAAGTTACAGGTGCCCACACTTGTTATATTTTGGACGATATGGCAAATACAAAGCCTGAGTATACATCTAGGGAGCGCCCTCCTACACAGAAGATTATAGATTTTGTTAATAATGTGCCAAAAACAGCCCTGAAAGCAGAAGCACATCTTAAGGGAACTGTAGCTATGCGTCCCCGCTTAGTTATAGCCACAACCAACGTTAAGCATCTAATGGCCGCGCAATATTCCAATGAGCCTGCTTCTATTTTAAGACGCTTTAGGACAGTGTTGACCATTAAACTGAAGTCCACGCACACAAATCATAGCGGTGCAATAGATGCAACAGCTGCACGTAATGATCCTAGTGCTTGGCTCGTGACCGCTGAAAGAGTGATCATTGAGCGCTCAGAGGTAGAGCACATTAGAGATGGTGTTAAATATGAGGTAATCGTTCATGATGGAGTGCCACTTAAAGATGTAGATCTCTGGCGAGTTCTTAACTTTCTTAAAGAGGATTCACGCTCCCACTATACAGACCAAAATGAATTAGTCCGTAATTCTGATAATCTCTTTTCTACTAATTTGTGTACTGAGCATTCGCTCCCTCCACGACTTTGTCCTTTTTGTAAAGTTGACAATTTTGACTTCATGAAACAACCAGTTTTTAAGGCTGAGACAACTGCTGTGATTCCTGACAACAAGTTATCTTTCACTGACATGATTTTTGGAATGTTCGGTAGCAGTGATGGTGCGACAGTAGTTACAGATGTGGCAACTGACCAAGATACACGATCACTAAGTGCTTCTATTAGGACCACAATATCAACCATTGATGTTCCACCAGTGGGCACTGTGTGCCCTCCCACAGAAGTTAGCGGTCTAATTGATGATGATGCAACTATCGCAACTGAGGATAATCTTCGATTTAGTAGTGGTCAATCTATGACTTCCACACAGCAAATTGAGGAAAATGCCGCTAGTAATACACATGCTCGGCGGCAAATTTTTAACCACATATGCCGCTCTGGACGAATTCCAGCAATTCCTGAAGGAAGCGTCCTAGGTTTAGAACCCAGGCTTGAGGCCCATTCTCGTATAGAGCTTCTGAAGAAGAAGAAAAGACGATTGGAGGCACAGGCCGGAGCAGACCTTACAATTTTAGATAAGTTAGATGTGTGTTCTATTCCTGACTTGGATAAGGTCATCCCTAAAGAAAGTGGCTTTGGCACTGGAGACAATCCCAACGGATGGTTCAATTCCAAAGATTCTGGTGAGGTATTTGCTAATAAAGATTTGGAAGATAAATATGCAAAAGTCCCTTTATCCGAAATAGCTGTTACTACAGATAAAGCTGGGAACCCTATCAGTCCATTGGGTCAACTCTTGGATGACTTTAAACAAGCTCGTAAGGTTACGAGTACAAAGTGCCCAAATAAAACAATCGTACAAGGCCTGCGAGAGCGCTGGGATAAATCCTCACTTATTACTAAAATGGGGTTGAGCAGTGCTACTGTCGCTGCTGCTATATACTTATATACATGTGGACGTAATGCAAATTCTGTGCATGTGTTAGGTGAAGAGGGTGCGCTACCTGAGGGCCATACCCCTAAACCATTGATTGGTGAGAAGGAGAGTGTATGGGCTCCAGCCAAACTTTGTGACAGGCCTAGTTCTGACGCTGGTAAAACTACTAGTATCGATGATTTAGCAAAGTACTGTAGGAAGCGCATGGCGTGTTTTACTTCTTACCAACTTCTTAGTGCCTTTCCCGATGACAAATTGGATGATAATGGACAAGTACCTGCGAGCGTCATAAATTCGTGTGTTATTATAGGAGGTGAAAAGCGGTATCCCATAAAATGTTCTGCTTTTCCTATTGAGGGTACTGTATGGTGTGTTCCGAAGCACATGATAGAACCCCTCCTTAAGGTTAGTACATCTATTCCAGTTAAAGTCACGCGTCATTTGAGCGATGACAGAATTGGCACTAATATTAATACTACTATATCGAAGAGGGATGTTGAATATATCCCTGATTCGGAATTGTGCATGATTAATCTTATGGGAGATATTAGTGAATCGTGTTTGCACCATTTACGCCGCACGAGTGACCCGTACAAAAAGAATTTTGATGGATACTTAGTGTTTAAAGATAAACCTAACTTGCCAGAGACTTATGGTTCTCCTGTAAAAATAGATAGTACGCAGAAGGATGTGCGGTTCAAACTTAGTGACGGTGAATTATATGCAAAAAATGCTATCTGGTATCAGTTTCCAGGCAAAACAGCCCCAGGTTTGTGTATGAGTGTCTTACTTAATGATTGCTCTAGCCGACACATCGCGGGTTTCCATGTTGCAGGATATACAGGTCACAGTACAGGTGTAGCATGTACTTTATCAGCTGAACAAGCTAGAACGGCCATAACCAATTTAGCTTCTCGTAGATTAGTAGCTCATGGGGCTAGCTTTCTTGATGCTAGTGTTTATGGAATCAATATAGAGTACATCGATGAAGTACATCCTAGACATGCTATGAATCACTTGACTGATGGAGCAAATTACAGGTATATGGGAGCCATTAAGGATTATCCAGATAGAAATTTTAAATCTGGAGTGAAGAAGAGCTTGATATCCAGCTCTGTAGAAGAGATATTAGGACTACCTGTGGAACACGGGCCCCCTAATTCTTCTTGCTTGGGCAAGCACTGGCAGCGTGATTTAGAAACTATGTCTCATACTAATGATCTAGTTGATGTCGAGGTATTGGATCGAGCATTTGATGACTTATATGATTTAATTGCTAGTAAAATGACACCAGAAATTTTAGCTGAGATAAAACCTCTTTCCCTAGATGTTGCTGTTGCAGGAGCAGATGGTGTACCTGGTATAGATAGGGTCAATTTGTCGTCATCATGTGGCTTCCCTATTAATAAGCCTAAGAGAGAGTACATTAAAGAGTCAAATAGATTAGTACCTGGAATATCAGCTCCTCTAGACATAGATCCCATAATTTTACAACGCATAAATGAAATAGACCTTAAACTTAAGACCAAGAAAGCGATATATACATTATACCAGAGTTGTCTTAAGGATGAGCCTACAAAACTGACTAAGGATAAAATACGGATATTTTCCTGTTGTGATGTAGCGACCACAATATTAGTACGGAAGTATTATTTACCCATAATACGTGCATTGCATTACTTGAATTATGACGTGGAGTCAGCAGTTGGTTGCAATGCATTTGGTGCAGATTGGGATCGTATAGCACAAAAATTTAAATCCCTACATCCTGATGCTCTTGAATTGTTGCGGTTCATTGCAGGTGATTATGGTAAATTCGACAAAGGAATGAGCATCCAATTCACATCCAGAGGTGTATTTTTATTTGTAAAAATTGCCATGCTTGCCGGATATAGCGACGAGGATATTCAAAGAATGTGTGGTCTTGGGTCAGATATGGTCATGCCTGTTTATATAATAAGAGGAATTTTGATACAGATTTTTGGAAGTACACCATCAGGTATCCCTATTACTGTAGATATTAATAATTTCTCTAATAGTTTGTGTGAGCGGTATGTATTCTATTCTTTGCATAAAGGTACTTCAAAGTTTAATGAACCGTTTCATAAATATGTGTGCGCAATTAATTATGGAGATGACAATATCATGTTTGTGCATCCTGATGAGGATAAGTTCTCTCACACAGCAATGCGAGATGTACTAGCTACTATAGGTTTAACATATACTATGGCAGATAAAAATTCCGAATCAGTTCCCTATATATCTTTTAATGAATTGGAATTCCTTAAAAGGAAATTTAGATTTGAGAAAGAACTTAATAGATACGTAGCGCCTATCGACGAAATGTCGATATCCAAGATGTTGCATTGTCATCTTGTGAAAAAAGGTAGCGACATAACAATGCGTGAGCGTTCTGCTCAAGCTATGCAGACAGCTTGTGTTGAATGGTTTCTTCATGGAAGAGAGATCTTTGAGCTTCGAAGAGAACAATTACTTGCTGTAGCGCATAAGAACGGTTTAGACAATATAGTAGAGCTACCTACATGGGAATATTGTCTTGAACATGTTGGAACGGACTTATTGCCTACATGTTATAACCCTTTGTCCGATGATGAATCTAGCGAGCAATACGACCAGTTACTCGATAGTCACTTTAATAGGTGGAACTGGGACGAGGATGAGAGCGTATTCTCTCACTGGGCAGGAGATCCCATAAATACTCTATTACTTAACAACGACAAAGAGTGTGTGTGGAGCATGGAGACAAAATCCACTAGCGCATTGGAGGCGAACGCTCCAATACTTTTAGCAGCGCATAGTAGTTATGCGGAAGGAAATACAACTGATTCGGTTCAGATTGTTGATTTCCAAGACTACGAACCTGGACATTTAGCCTATAATTCTGGTGAGCATGATGCAACACGAGATACAGCATTAGATGCCAGGACAGACATGGCTGATTTCTTCCGAAGACCTATTCGGATAGCCCATTATGAATACACACCCAGTGATATGTCTTTATCTAAGATAGATTTTCAACCCTGGACTCTATGGTTAGGCAACGCTCGTGTATCTAATAGAATTAACAACTTCCGTCTAGCCCATTTTAAACTTCACCTCAGATTTTTGGTCAATGGTTCTACTTTTCATTACGGGAGTTTTATGGCAAGTTACTTACCGTTAACTATGTCGACCAGTGGTCCGTTTAGTGCACCTGTTACACGTAATAATTGGATAGATGCTATAGCTGAATCACAAAGGATGCATTTACATTTCAACCCGTCTAATAATCAAGGAGGTGAGATGATCTTACCTTTTCTGTATCACAAGGACTATTTGGACCTGACTGAGACTGATTTTGTCAATCTTGGTGTTGTAACTATCAGGCAGCTAACAAGACTTGAACATGCTAATGGTGATATATCACCAGTATCTATATGCGTATACGCATGGGCAGAAGACATGAAACTAGCTGCTCCCACTAAATTTGATGCGCCTTTCCTATCTGCTCAAGGTGATGAATATGGGGATGGTATTGTTTCGAAGCCTGCTAGTGCAATAGCAAAAGCGGCAGGAATGCTGTCCAAGGCACCTGTTATTGGGAAATACGCTACGGCCACACAAATAGGTGCTTCATTAATAGCCTCCACAGCCAAACATTTTGGCTTTGGGAACCCGCCCCTACTGGAACCTGATATGCCAATGAGACCTAGTGTCATCGGACAGTTAGCTGTGTCAAATATTGACGACACGGTGACGAAATTAACCGTTGACGCCAAGCAGGAGGTATCTATAGATGGAAACATTGTGGGTGACTGTTCGCATGATCAGTTGGATATTAAGTCAATCGCTGCAATTGAGTCATATTATGACACATTTTTATGGTCTACAGCAGATAATGCAGAGGCACGCTTATATACCGCTGTTGTCCACCCTGGATATACAAGAATCCTGGGACCATATGGTGATACGACTACTGAGCATCACTTAACCCCTATGGCCACTCTTGATGCGGCTTTCCATTACTGGCGTGGACGAATGCGATTTCGCTTTCAGATTGCCAGCACTCCACTTTTCAGAGGCAAACTCAAAGTGGTTTATGATCCTGTCGGCGTATTTGTCGGCAATGAACAAAATGTTCAATTTACTAAGATAATAGATCTTGCTTCGCAGCAAGATTTCACTCTTGACGTGGGTTGGGCATCACCGAGGTCATATTTGAGATGTTCGGCCACGCATCAAGGGAATCGAGCAGCAGCAGCTGATTTATCCCTTGTAGACTCTACAAGTTTTGATCACAATGGGGTCTTGCAATTTTATGTTCTAACAAAACTTTCGACTACCGCCGATATAGCATCGGCCATTGGTATAAACGTTTTTGTTAGCATGCAAGATGCTGAGTTTGCCGTACCAAGGCATGTTGAGATTAACAAATTCTCAATATATCCCCAACTTTTCACAGCAGATCGTAATTTGAACCTAGATGCTCAAGGTGCTACTGCTGATGAAGGAATTGAAGGTGCTATTAGCGCCCCCGATTCAGAAGACAGAGCTCCCGTACAGCATGATATAATTTATAATTTTAATAACATGTCGAATGATAGTAAAAGTAACTTAGTTTATTTTGGGGAGACTGTCAGCAATTTACGCTCTTTATTTAAGAGGTATGGATTTTATCGTAGCTTTATTTTAGCTAGAGGTCAAAGAAGCATCATTAAAGATTGGACCTTCGGCGGTTATAGGGGCTACGAACCCTCTCAACCATGGGATAAAGATTCCCTAGATCAACCCTATAACTATAGAACCACACATTTTATACAATGGTTCACTCCTTGTTTTGCAACGAGGAGAGGCGCCCTGCGCCTTAAATTTGTCCCAGTCGGCTCTTTTGCTGCCTGGGGCGTGCTAGGTAGTGACATGCCAACTGTTACACGATTAGATGAAGATACTAGTATCCCATCAGTCAATACTACACTAGCAGATCCCGCCACTAACGCTATTAAGAATTATTCTATGGCATTTGACTACACAATGATGGACGGGGCAGCAGGAGAATACACTTTGGTTAATCCTGTCTTAAATGTAGAAATACCTTATTACTCTCCTTGGAGATTTATATCAGCTCGTATAACTAACGGTTGGTCTATTCTTTCAGGAGACCATTGGTATGATACCAAATACAAGTACATGTTTTCGAACCGTTCTACCAACACGGGGACATTAGAGTACGTTGAGATCTACCAATCTGCAGGTGAAGATTTTACTTTACAACACTGGATAGGATGTCCAATACTATATGTTTATCCAAACCCAGATCCTGCCGGCTGACACAAGAGTAACCCTTGTGGTGCGTTCCGTATACGTGGACATTGTCCCCTAATTAGAATTTTATCGAATTGTTTCAAGGGACTTTGTCCCGGAGTTTTCTTTTCGGTTACACATTTTAATTAGCG